CTTGGTCTGTCTTTTGGGTTTCTTTGGTTTCATGGTCTGTTTGAGTGGTTTCACTTCAATCAAATATCTTTTGATTCTACCTGTATTCTCCTGCACTTTGATGTAAAAGTCTGGGAAATATCTATGAACTTTATTATCAACAGGTGATAGGTAAGGAAGTGCAATTTCCTCACTCCCCCATTCAAGTATTCTTTCATTTTTGTCACAATATACCATAAATTTTCTCTCCCAAAGGGAACGATATATGATGTTTGTGGGATCACCTTTATACTTTTTAGGGTATGATGGATAATATTTTCCCTTATATGACATAAATAGAAATAACAATCATACTTATTTAGAGTGGCAGAGACAACAATAAAACCATTTAACCTTTCGGTTGCAAAGAATATTATTGGTCCGTTAGCACAGAATAATCATTTTCTTGTTACATTTTCGTCTTTGACACCAGCAGTTGAGTCATACTTGGCAAGTTATTGTGATATTGCTGATGTTAGAGATTTTATGGCAAGGAGAATGGGTATTCTTTGTAGTGATGCATCTTTACCAACTTCTTCATTAGCGACTGCAGAAGTGAAAGATAATTTCATGGGTATACCCCAACAATTTGCTCATACAAGATTTTATACTGACATTGCATATTCTTTTTATATTGATGAAGATTATACTTTACTCAAAATTTTTGAGGGTTGGATGGAATATATTACTAGTGGTGCAAATGATCTCGTGGAACAAGATCATCGTGCTTACTATAGGAGAATGAGATATCCTGATTCATATAAGTGCAATACCATGTATATAAACAAATTTGAAAAAAACTATAAGAGGACTCTCAGATATAGATTTGTTAACGTTTTTCCAAAAAGTATTGATGCTGTTCCAGTCTCCTATGGTTCTGCTGATATTCTCAAAGTATCTGTAAACTTTAATTATGACCGATATATAGTAAACGGTTAAAAAAACCTCTATAAATAATTTTACTGAATTGAATATTCATTATGCCTTTACCTAAGATAAGCACTCCAACATATGAGTTAACTTTACCCTCTACTGGGAAAAAACTAAAATATAGACCTTTTCTTGTGAGAGAAGAAAAAATTTTAATAATGGCTTTAGAAACAGAGGATACAAAACAAATAACAAATGCAGTTATTGAGATACTAAATTCTTGCATCCTTTCTAGAGGTATCAAACTTGATTCACTTGCAACATTTGATATTGAATATTTATTTTTAAATGTCAGATCAAAATCAGTTGGTGAAACTATTGACGTAAATATTGTTTGTCCTGATGATAATAAAACACAAGTTCCTGTGACAGTTGATGTAGATTCTATCAAAATAAAAAAGGATAGTAAACATACTAATATTATTAAACTTGATGACAATCTCTCGTTAAAATTAAAATATCCATCAATGACTCAATTTATTGATAGTAATTTTGAATCAAAAATAGATGAAAGTGAAGTGAAAAGCACCCTTGATATGATTATATCTTGTATTGATGTTATCTTTAATGAAGAGGAAAGTTGGCCAGCGTCCGAATCAAGTCTAAAAGAACTTGAAGAATTTATGGATCAATTGAACACTAAACAATTTCAATTAATTGAGAACTTTTTTGCTACTATGCCAAAATTAACTCATACGATCAAGGTCAAAAATCCAAATACTGGTGTGGAATCAACAGTAAGATTGGAGGGATTGGCAAGTTTTTTCAATTAAGTATGGCTCATACGAATCTTGAGTCATACTTTAAAGTAAACTTTGCACTGATTCAGCATCATAAATACTCATTGACTGAGGTTGAAAATATGATTCCTTGGGAAAAGGATATTTATATATCCTTACTCCAACAGCACATAGAGGAAGAAAATCTAAAAGCACAGCAAAGAAAAAATGGATAGATCTCCAGTATTTGAAAACTTTATGAATAAAATGGCTACCATGCAGGGTCAAGGTAAGCCAAAAATAAGTGCGACCAGTATGAAGATTGGTTCAGGTGGATTGGAAGTTAGAGTTGCAAATAACGAAAAAAAGATTACTCTTTTAAAAAATATTTTTAAAGCGCAAAGACAGGAGATTGGTGAAAAGATAACCCCACAGGTAAGTAATTTAGAACAATCATTATTAGAAACTACAAGTATATTAGGAGAGATAACACAAAAATTACAACTAGATTATTCCCAAAGATTGGAAGATCAAAAAAAATTATTTAATCAGCAAAGAAAGGATAATTTAAAAGATAAGAGGGATGCTAAAGAGGAGAGAATAGAGGATAAAAAGAAAGGAAAAATTACAAAAAAACTAGCAAATACTATAATTAAACCATTTAGTAACATTTTTGATAAACTTTTTAATTTAGTCGGTATTTTAGGTGCAGGTATTCTTGGTACTAATTTCCTTAAAAGGTTAGATGACCCCGAATTTTTAAAAAGAATTAAAGGCATATATGATTGGACAACTAAAAATTGGAAAGCAATTGCAATAGGTGCTGGTATAATTGGAACTATACTGGCAGCTGGTGCGATAGCTAACTTTATATCAGGAGCATCACTTGTATTTGGAATTTTAACTAATCCTGTATTTTTAGCAGTGGCTGGTGTCATAGCATTATCTTTTTTATTTAAAAAAGGTGACCAGGTTAAACAAGACTTAACCAGAACTTCATTAACAAATTTTGCAGAAGAAAACAATATTTTAGATGATAAATTACAAAAGGAAATAAACAATGTAGCAGACTTACAAAGGATAGATCAACCATTTAATACGTTTGAAAACGTTTTAGGTAAAAATTACTCTGGTGGTGTTGAATTTACTCCTGGTTTTGGTATTGGTATGTATAGTCCTACTGATAGTGTGGGTGATGCATTATTTGATAATCTTCTACGAAGAATGTTATTTAAAAAAGATAATAATACCGATTTGATTAAACCAGCAGGTAACACTATAAATGAAAATAATTTAAAAAACTTAGTTCTTGATCAAGGTGGAGAAACTTTTATAGAGTTACCTGATATTGATTTAACAAAACCAAAATTGAACAAAATTGGTGGCACTAGTGGTGATTCAATACATGGAATTTCAAGAATATCATCCATGAATGCTGGTAATTCATATATGGTGGAAACACCTCAGATATTTGGTTTTGCGGACGTAATATACGATTAATATGAGTAATATAGAAGCAGCAGAAAAACTAAAATTATCAGCAGAAAATCTTAATAGTGTTCTCTCAGACTCTATTCGCAAAATTTCTGCAACTAAAAAAAGAACAAGAAAATTAAAAGCAGTTAACAGATTAAGGTTTAAAAGAAAGAAAAAAGAAAAAAAATTAGAAATACCATCATTTTTAAAAAAATCTGCTGAAAAAATAAGAAGTAAAGTCTCTAAACCAGCATTTGATCTGTTTGGTAATATTTTGGGTTTTGTTTCATTAATTTTATTTGGTACATTGATAACCAACGTAGATAAGATACAAGAGGAAATAAATAAAACTAAAGAAAAACTTGAAAAAGATTTAAAACCAATAATTGATGTAGGAAAAACGATCTATAATGGAGCGCAGGGATTTATTGATTTATTTGATGGGGAAAATAGAGATGCAGAATATAATAAAATTTTAGAAGAAAACAAAAAATTAGAAAAATTAAAAACTGATTTCTCAGGTCTTAGTGAAAAATTTAAATTCATGGAGAAACAATATAAAGACATACAAGATGGAACTTTTAAAAATGCAGTAATAAAACCAAAAGGGCAGTTGTCTGATGGAACCACATATGAATATTATAAAAAATCATTTCTAGCAGGTCCTAAAAATAGTTCCTTAAATATTTTTAATAATGAACCAGGTAGGTTTGTAGTTACATATCCTGATGGCAGTACTAAAAATTTAAGTTATACAGAGTTTATAACTACATATGGATCTGAACTCCCTAATATCATTCAAAAAAATGATACACCGACTAATATTGATACCATAGATTTATCATCAATATATAATATGAATATGAATGACAACAATCCATTCATAACAGAAGGATTGAAATTTAATTTCAAAGATTTAGATCTTGGATTACTTAATGATATTGATTTTGTAAATAGAAGTAACACAAAAACGATATATTTCTATCAAAAATTTAAAGTTAACACTGAAGAAGATTAATGGCATTCGGAAACGCTTCTAACTATAGTAAATTTCAAGTTATCAAAAGATTAACTTTTGAACAAGATGCAGCAGAGGGAAATCCTTTTAATGGAAATATAGAAAAAAAAGTAAATATTGAAGGTAAAATTCTTGGATTTAATTACTATGAAAGTATATACTCACCAATGGTGACTGCTAGTTTTCTTATGCAATCCACTGGTGGAGATACATCTGGAGTTGATGATTTTGCAGGTACTCTAAAGGATGCAGCAAAAATTAGAGGATTTGAGGAAGTGTTAATTAAGGTAAAAAATGAAAGTGGAGTATTGGATTGGACAAAGAAAAAAAGGCGTTTTAAAATAATTGGAAGTCCATTTAACGTAGATGATCCTCAAAAACAAACTGCTTATTTTTCTATGGTATCAATGAATGGATTATTTGCTTCTAATATGGTTGTTAAAAAGGCATACGGTCAAAAGGGTAAAGCAAAAGTTAGTGATTGTGTTAAAAAAATGTTGGATAATGGAAGGATTTCGACAGATTATGAAAATTATGATTTAAAAGGAACTTGGAAAAAAGAAAATATTCATAATACAGAAAATAATATGAAAATAACTGGTAATAATGAACCTTTGCTTGATACTATTAACGCATTATGTCCAAAATCAATACCTGAAGGTGGAGGTGATCCTGGTTATTTCTTCTTTGAAAATATTGACGGATATAACTATAAATCAATACATATGATGATAATGGACGGATATGAACAACATAAGAATAAGAGATATAGAGAAACTCATACTTACACTTATAAGGCTGGAGCATCTGCAAACTTAGATTTACAAGATGATCCTAATGACTATAAAGTATTACTCACTCCCATAGTAAGGAGAGATCAAGATGCAATAAATGCACTTAAAAATGGAACATATAATGTAAGAGTATGTGTTATAAATGCTCAGACACATGAATACAATGAAAAAATATATACTATTCATAATAATGATAGAAAAACCATTACACTTGGAGATGGTATTGAAATAAATCCTCAAAATATTCAAGAATTAAATCCAGAATCATATTGTCAAACCCATACTTTTTATGTTGATCCAAATTCTGAGGTGGAGGGTGGAGGTGAAATAACTGAGGATTTATATTCACCAGATCACTATCTTCCAAGGGCATTAATGAGATATGGTTTACTTCACGCTCAATTAGTTGAAGTACAAGTTCCATGTAATCTTGAATTGACAGTTGGTGAATTAATTCAATTAAATATTGAAAATATTACACAAGATCCAAAAATACTAAAGGAATATAACGATCATAGAAGTGGTCTTTATCTTATATTGCATTTATGTCATTATTTTGATATGGAAAATTCATACACCTCTTTAACATTGGCTCGTGATGAATATGGAAAACCAAGACAATTTTAAATGAATAATAGTAATCGTTTTTCACAACCAAATAAAAAATCCAAACTTGGTCAGTCAGATGTACAATTTTTTATAGGAAAAGTTGTTGGATTTCACTCAATGGAAGAACAAATTGAGAGGGGTAGCGGATGGTATTATAAAGTTCGTATTCTTGGTGATCACGGAATTAAAGATGATATACCTGACGAACAATTAGATTATGTTCAATCATTGTTACCAACAACTGCGGGTTCTGGTGCTGCTTTTAAACTTAGATCAGTTAGAATTAGTCAGGGAGATATGGTTCTTGGTCTTCGTGGTGGTGGACAAGGAGGTAAACCATTCATCATTGCTGTATTTCCAAGAACGAGAAATACAAAAATAAATGATGGTAAATTTGGAACACTCTCAGGTTTTTATGGTTCGTTGGTCAAAAATGAAACATTAACTGGAGAGTTCAATGATCAAATTGGACCTGGAACACCTGATGTAACTCCCCTACCTCCAGAAACTTATAACAAATCAAATAAGGATGATTCATCAGAAAAATTAAGTCAATTTGGTTATGATAGAAACCAAGATGGAGTAATAGATGATGCAGAAAAAAAATTAAAACCACCAATAACTGCGGTGGACAAAAGATTTGATAAGGGTGAATCAATAACAACTGGACAACTTAAGCATATTTTATT